TACATCTTGGTTTCTAAATGCTGATGCAGTTACTTCAACTCCACAACCGCCAACACTATTGGGCGATACGTTTGGATTAGAAGCGGGTAAATTAATTTCTAATTCATTTACTTCCGTTAAAATATTTGAATTTATTGTTATTTTACCGGTAACAGTAACAATGCCATTTATATTGGTGTAAATTAGCGGCGATGCGGTTGCTGATGTTATTCCGTTAATTAGCGTTATGGTAGGCGTATAGTAACCACTTGAAATATTGGCACTCACTACTAACTTACCGCTTGCATCCGCTGCCACTAATCTTTCTCCAGTACCAGCTAATGAAGATACTTTTGCGCTGCCATTTACTTGCAAGGCATTCGCTCCGTCTGTTGTGTTGGTATTTACTAATAATCTGCCTGCAACTGATAGCTTTTCAGCAGGTGAAGTAGTACCTATACCTACGTTGCCTGTGGAGGTTATACGCATACGTTCAATGTCGTTAGTGCTAATAGCATAATAACCAGTAGACCTACCATCCATAGTAACATAAGTATATGCAGCAGTTGTTGTATTTTCTTCTGCTCTTATGTATGAAACATTTGAAGAATTATTTTTAATCCGATATGTATCTCCTGTTTGGTATATATTTCCTGCAACTGATAGCTTTTCAGTAGGTGTAGTAGTACCTATACCTACGTTACCGCCTGTAATTAATAAATTATTGCCACTACCACCTAATGCAATAGTCATATTTCCTGAATATGGGCTATATGTATTAGCATAAATACCAAATCCTATTCTTGAATAAATATCTCCATTCACATCTAACTTAGCAGAAGGTGAAGTAGTACCTATACCTACGTTACCTGATGGAGATATTCGGAGTCGTTCTGTAACAGATGAGCCATTTGCAATAATGAAATCATCAGAACTTGTTGTTCCTAACCAAGCACCGTTAGTAGCGTTATTTCCTCTTATGCGCAGAACATTGTTGTTGTTTGTGCTTAATACTGTCGCAATAACACCTGCTCCGCTTACATCTAACTTTGTAGCAGGCGATGCAGTACCTATACCTACGTTACCTGTGGAGGTGATGCGCATATGTTCTGCATCGCTTGTTAAAAAAACTAAAGGGTCTGATGTTTGCGTACCTATTCCAAATGAATTTCGTAAAGCAGGATTTGAAACAGTAGAACCGCCAGTCACAATGTATCCTACAACGGAAGTATGAGAACCATTCCATGAAACAGCATTATAAGCGTTTGTTAAAGTTGATGGTTGATTAAACCTCGCAGTATAAACCGTTTGATTTGAATTAACATCTAATGAATAACTTGGCGAAGTAGTACCTATACCTACGTTCGTTCCATTGTCAAATATTAAGCTGTTACCTATTGCGTTCGTAGATGTAAACTTAGGAACGTAGTTTGTTGTTCCTGAAATTGCACTCGCCAAAGCATAACTTGAATTATCATAACTAATGGTAGTTCCCGATGCCTTAACAAAGCCATTGCCGTTAAGTTTATTTTGATATGTAGCCGCTGCTACGTTTGACCGCAAATACGGTGTAAGCATTGCCGCTGTATCGGTATAGTTTACCTTATTCGTTGTAATTACGCTCGCTAATGTATCCCTCCATAACTTATTCGTACTGTCGTATAATAGTATCGACTGATTACGTGGGCTGTTTATTGCTACATCGTGTATTTCGTTTAGTTCAAATCCGTTTTGCGGCTTAACAAATATTTCTCCGTTGTTGCTGTTTGACCTCGTTACAATGCCAATGAACACTAAATGAGCCGGTGCGGTTGGTTTATTAGCTAATCCATAAATTAAATTCCCTCCAGTACCTAACCAAACTGCATCCCCTGCTGTGGCGGTACTTGTATTCAATCCGGCCAATAATCCCTCTGTAATTACATAGCCTTTGCCGTTGGTAGCCAATGTAGATGCTATTAATCCTAATGTTTTGCTCGATGTAGCTTCTGTTGCGTTCGATGCCTTACTCACTATCATATTAGTTCCGTCTGCACTTGTAACATATACCGCTTGCCCTTTGCTTATAGCCTCGCCGGCTTTAACTTCATGCTGTAATGTACTGGTAAACGCAGCCGCACCACCACCTAACGCCCTCCAATATCCCTTATATTTGAAGTAAATAACGCTATCCTGTGGTCTAAGTACTAACTGTGAACTGTCTGACAATGCCCCTGGCAATGTGTCCCTTGTTGGGATGCCAATACCATTAACAAACCTTTGCCTTATGCTCGTTGGCTGCCACTGTTGGGCGGTTAAATAGTTGCTGAATAACAGCAATAGTAAAATAATTCTCTTCATTTATATTTCCTTTTAATTGTACAATACCCTTATAAATTCCCCCTCAAATAACGGCGCATCCGGTGCAAACTGTATGGTCGGGTTTACTCCCGTTGTGTACTTTACGTTGCTGCCTAATGGGCTTCCACTTGTAATGAATGGTCCCGCATTAACCGATGCGCCTCTTGCTACAAATAGTAATTCTGTAATGTTTACCGATGAGCCCATACTTATAGATGTTTCGCCCCCTGTGGCCGTATATACCGCTGTTTTCACGTTTGATGATGTTATTGGTGGTGTAATGGTGTTAGTGATGGTCATTGCGCCCGTTCCTTGCAATTGTACCGAATAAGTCCCGGCCGCTCTGTAATTGCCTGTAAGTTCTACATTTACAATTTTAACGTTCCCGGCAAAGGTTATGTACTGCGTACCTCCTGCATTAAATACCATTGATACAGATAATGTAACGCCGTTCATCCAGTCTTGCGAAATAGCCGCAAATGTGTATCCGTTTGTTCCGGTCAATCCGCTTATCTGCATTGACCATGTCTTAATGTTAGATTTATATTCCCTCCAAAATGCGCTTGTTTGGCTTGTAATTTCTTTTAAGTCCATTTGTAGACTTAAGCTACAGTCTTTGCTGCATCCAAATTCAAGATCATTCTTATATAGTATTACTTCCGAACCTTTAATAATCATAACGCAAATTTAAACTAATTAACAGTTAGTTATTATCATAATTCTGCCATCCGTATCTATTTTAATTGCCTTTTTTGTGAACCGCTCTTCAAATTGCACCGCCCAAAACTTTTGCTGCCCATCAAACGGAATTAAGAACCTTGTATCCTCGTATAAATATTCCCCAACGTATAACGATATGTACTTTGCGTACAAAGTTTTGTTAAAAACACTTCCAATTGTACACGCTTCTACATCTGTATTTACCGGAGCGTTGTAAATCTTCCTCGCATAAAATGGAGGGATGGTAAGTTCAGGATATACATCTTCTTGCGTTACCGTTGCTGTCTGGTTGGTATTGCTTACTTCCACACATAAACCTTGCAACTCTTGAATATTATGTTGGTAGGTGCTATTGCCAATTAAGTAAACTTTATTGTCGGCCGAAATTTGAGCCGGGTCTGTATCTTCAAATTCAAAAGTAGTATTCCCTACTAAATTAGGTATCTCAATAGTAGCGTCTACATTAACAATGTTTTTGAAAAATAGGTTGGCATAATTCTTAATCGTTAATTCTGCCAATGAAAAGTATTTATCCGATGGCCGCTCCATCATGTACCAGTCATTCAACGGATCTCCTAACGCGTCAGATATAAAACCATTAAAGCCATATCTTCCATTTACTTTTGGGGATAGCCCATAAAACAGTTGAACTTCTTTATTGTAGGCGGTTGCTGCCGTTATCTTAGAAGATATATTAATCGCTTCAATCTGATTATTAACCTTTAAGTTAATTTTAGACAAGCCTATTACATCGGCAGAACCGGCAATTAATAAAAAATCAATCGTAATCATACCCCTTGCAGGTGCCGGCTTTAAATTTAAAGTCCATTGCTTATTCGTTGGGGTATTGTCTACATTGTAGTAAGATGTTGGACTTGGTATTAATACGGGGCCTATCCATTCCTCCGTACCTACGTTATTATACGAATAAATGCCAGATACTGTATTGATATAAATCTTCACCTTAAAGTTAACGCCGTCTATTGCTATTGGGTCGGATGAATAAGGCATTAGGGATAAAACAATTTCCTCGTATTCGTTAACAAATACCGATGAATTATATTTAAGGGATGCAGTTCCTGGTCCTCCTACCAATGCAACTGTATCGTATTGACCTGTGTAAATATTGGTCATTGCCGCCCAGTTAATGCCGTTGGTTGTGAATTGTGTAGTCCATCCCTCCGGTATTTCATATCGGGGATCGTGCGGAACTATTGGCACTTTTACCAAAAAATCCCCATTATAAAGTAAGTTATCGTTATAGTCTAACTTGTTATTACTTACAATGTTGTTGTATCCCTTATTTAATATTTTTAGCTGCGAATTACCAATAAAATGACCGTTGGCAGGTATGTTTTTCCTGTTCGTGTAAGTTCCTGAACCTATTACAGTTCCGGCATTATTAAATTTAGTGAAATAATTGGTTGCATTAGCTTGTTGGTTTACTTGGAGTATATTCCATTCGCCATTTGATTGTATTAATCTGCAACCGAATGAAATTAGTATTTCTTTTAATATTGTTAAACAATCCTTAAATTTACCGCTTACTTGTAATGAATTAAGGCTAATATATGTTTGAGCGAATGGCTCATTTGCCGGTGCATCTAATCTGTCGGTATGCGTTGTTGAATACATAGAACACGCCGTAAATAAATTCAGGTTAGTGTCAAAATTTACCGAATTAAGGCAGTTTAGTATAATTTCTAATAGTGCGTGTTTAAATATAGTATTGGTAGCCGTTGTATTATACGTTATGTAGGCTAACATTCCCAATCCACATATTGCGTTAAATTGTATTTCCTTTAATCCCGTTGTAAATGGCATTTGTATATTTTCCGTTAATGCCCATCCCACCCAAACAATATTGCTATCTTCGTATAACTTACATAGATATTTTCGGTCGTTAAGCGTAACAAAGTCTGGTAAATTAGCCATGTTATCGGTTACATCTATGCCAATACTTAGCTGTGACGCAATAATAGGTTCAAATGGGTCATCGCTTGCCGGTATATATTGAAGATTAAATGTTGTAGCCGGGTATTCTATTACGCTGCCAGAATACCCATCTTCCAATAAATCTAACTTCATTATTGTATTTGATTGTGTTGCAACCTTAACTCTATACTTTACCGAATATGCCATAATTAACCCCTCCTTAAATTTAATGATGAATTAGCCCTGTTTGTTGCTAATACTAAATCGTTACCTCTAATTACAAACTCCCCACTGCCTCCCATGTTCGATGCCCCTATGTTGGCAGCCATGTTAAGCATTCCACTAAGGCGGCTCAATGGCATAATAGCCTCGCTTTCATTACGCTCCCCCACTACTCCAATAGTAGGCTTAGATACTATACCGCCGTTCGCAAAGCCGAGTAAGCCTTTGAAGATGTTTCCAAATCCACCTTTACCAGCCGCTGCTCCTACCGCTGCTCCTCCAGGCAATAAACTCATTATACCAGCTAATATTGCTGCTTTTGCTGCTGCTGCTGCAAGGTCAATGGCTAATCTTTTTAAGCCATCTCCCAACGCCTGAAATACATCCCCGCCGCTTGCAAGGGCATTAAATATATTATCAATAGCCGGGAACAATAAAGAAGCGTACACATTAGCTTCTTGCAATTGCATATTATATGCTTCTTGTGCATTCTTAGCGTCAAATGTAGCTTGTGTAAGCTTAATCATGTTTTGCGCCCTCGCTGTAAGTGCCGGGTTTAATTGCTTTTCCTGATCTGCTTGTATTGGTAATGGCGGCGGCTTTGGTATGGCAACCAATGAAGTGTCAACCGGTCTAAAATTAGTCTTATCAATTATCTTATTAAGTGCTAAAAACTCAATAATTGATTTTTGTATAGAATCAATATTTTCCTTATTCTTTTTGGTGTTATTGCCTGTTTTAACTCCAAAGTCCTCTGTTACGCCCTGAATAGCACCTAAAGACTTTGTTAATTCTTTTACCCGGTTGTTAGATACATCCGCTGCATTGTTAAAAAGTTTTTGTTCTTGGCTTGTTTTTGCAACTGCTTTAGCGTAACCTGTAACAAGCCCTATTTGACTTCCGCTAACTGCACCTTCAAAATATTCTATGCCAGCAATTATTTGATCTAAAAGACTATATTCTTTAATTAATCCAAATACATCCCCCTGCTGTGCTTTAATACTTAATGCAACTGATTTGGCGTATGCTTCGGCCGCTTTGGCTGATAGTATAGAGGCTTTGGCTTCTTCTCTCTTAATTTCTGCATAAATAGCCCCAACCTGTGCGCCTATACGCTGAAAATCTGATAATGATTTTATCTTTAAACCATACTCTCCTATTAATGAATTAACGCTGTTTAAAGCATCTTTTTGTCTTTCATATGAACTCGCTCCATCATTAATAGTATCCGAATACTTGGTAAATTCTTGTTGTGCTTTAATAAATTCTTTTGCACCGTTTTCTGCCGCTTCTCTTTGGGCATTATCGAATGCAGAAATATTTGCTATTGCGTCACCAATTGCGGGACCAAATGCAATAAAAGCACTTGTTAATGCAGAAACTGCAATCGCTACCCCAGCTGGTCCCGTTAATCCGGCTACCATTGCCTTTAATGCGCTATTTGTGCTGCCTGTTTCTTTCTTTAAGTTTTGGAACGATGAAAGTAAAGGGTCAATGTTATTTGCAACGCCCAAAATACCAAATGGCGCATCCTGAATAACGCGCCCAAAGTTGGTTAATGCTACATTTGCACCGCCTGTTTTCTTTACTAATTCCTCTTTTTTAACCCCTAATTTATCGGTTGCATCGGATTGTTTATTAATGCCATTGGTTAGTATCTGTAAGGCTTCCGATTGCTTACGAATAGAATCGGAGGTTTTATTTATGGCAGAATTTAGTTCCTTTATTCTTGTTGCATCGGTGGCTAATGTCAATTCTTTTTTAAGGCCTTTTAACTCGTTCTGCATTTCTGCCATCGACTTGTTAAAACTTACCGCTGCATTATCAACCCCATCTAACCCCTTAATCAAATCCTTAAACCCTGTTAACGCTTCTTTTGTTTCGGCGTCAACTATAATTTTAAGCCTCTCCTCTGCCATTTGTCATATTTTTAATCGTTGCTAAAATTTGCTCTTCGCTTGCATATCCCTCACTATTCGCTTCACTTGTTGCATCGCCTGGCAAATGCCAGAACTGTTCAATACTTTTCTTTGCCTTATCACCGGTGTTGCTTAGATACATCATATAAGCTAATGAGCGGGTACGCTGCCAATTAGTTAGCTGCTCCCGCTCATGTGCCATAACGTAAATATTAAATTCCTTCCAACTGCTATTCCAAAACTGTTCAATAGTCATCCCGGCTTGCACCGCTCTAACCAGGCAGTCATCCCATGTTAAACTAATGTTTTTTTTTCCTCATCTTCGCCCTTAATGGTGTTCGATACATTGCTAACAGTCTTGTTTATGATGTAAGCCATAAACTCCCCTGTTGCTGCATTGCGCTCGTCTATCCACTCGCAAACCTCAAAGTCCGTAAACATTGCCTTACCCTTACTGCCATGCTCCGCGGCTGCCTGAAATATCATTACAATATCCCCCATCGAATAATCGCCGGTACTTAACCACTCAATAAATTTGCTTATTGTAAGGTTTTTAAACTCACAAAAACGTTTCATTGAATAAGTACCCCATTCAAGTACAACAGTCTTTTCGGATAACTTTAATTCAAATGGCATATTATGCAGTTACGGTTTTAGTTGCTGGAGGGTTTTTAACGGCAATCTCAATACTGAAAGTATTTAACTCCCCGTCTGAACTGTCGTTGTTGAATGATGTGATAATGCCATCCCCTGTATAAGTGTAGTCACCAGATACCGGAACTGCCTTACCAATCTTCCAATTGATAATAGTTTTAGCTGCGTGCAGATCATACAAACCGCTTTCAGAAATCTTAGTTGGTGTACCTGTTTGCGTGATAGCAAAGCCCTCTGCTGAAATGGTCTGATCCATGGTATCGCCTACCAATGTTTCATTTCCGCATTTGCTGTTTGCATCGATTGTGTCTGCGTTAGATTCCAAACTGTTGGAAGTTAAGCAGGCAGCGGGTACATAAGTTGTGCCGCCGTCTTGTGATATGAATAGTAACCAGCTTCTCGCTTTAATTTTTGATTCTGCCATTGTATGTGTTTTTTAATTGTGTAAAGTTAATAATTTTTCAGTCATTAAATGCAGCTATTTGATTGCCTGTTGTTTCTACTGTTGACACCCTTGTTAATCGCTCTGGTTGGTTCAACCAAACCTCTGTTCTTATCTCCTCCTTAGTAGGTATTGCATCAAAATTACCGCTTAACGAAGTTCCTAACGCTGCAACATCTTCACTACTTGCCGGGTTGGTAGGTAGGTTGTCTGTCTTAGCTTTTACATCGTTAATCTTAGCTATTGTAGCGTTATCCGGTGCGGTGTAACTACTCGCTTGTAAAGGCGTACCTATTGCCGATGCGATTGTGTTTTTATTGGTAGTCGCATTCGCTTCACTTGCTTTTGTCGCTAACATTCCCCCGGTGCGCTCAATGTCGGCACGTATTGCAGCAACCAATGCCACTTGGTCTATGTTTTCATTGCCGATTGCGTTTACAATAGCTTCCAGTATCTTTTGGCCGTCTGTTTCGTTCAATATTGCCGCTTGTACCGCATTGGCAATGTTAACTTTCTCGTCCGGTGTTAGCGTGTAGTTTGCTTTATCTTCCACCACTTTTGCAACTGCATTAATATAATGTCCGTCAAAAGTCATTTTGTTGGTAGAAACCTGAATGGTATCAACCGACGCCTTAATGCTTACTAAGTCTGCCTCTATTTCCGTTAAATCACAACTACCACCGCCGCCGGTTCCTATTGCTGCAATTATCGCATCTTTATTAGCCGTTGCTGCCGCTTCTTTAGTCAATACCGTACTTGCTTCAATTTCTGCTAAAGTAGGTAAAGCATCTACTGCATTTAATACCGGTGTAAAGTCCACTGAAATATTATCAACAGTATCCTGAATGCTATCTAATTTAGTTTGCGTTAAGGTGTCATCGTAATTCTCTAAGGCGTCAACCGCTTGTTTAATGTTAATTAATGAATGAGTATCTTTTGTGAAGCCAGTTCCTTTAATTGAATTTGTGTCTACTAATAGTATATCTACCTTAGATAATATCTCATACACTTCATTTACTTGCGCCAAAGATATTTGATCTTCTCCTTGAAATAATCCAGCAGTATAAGCCCCTTTTGTTAATACATTCCATGTATGGTCAATATTTTCTTTTGGTATATTAGACTTATTCCCTTGTGAATTATCCAATACCATGTAATTATATAAAGGGTCTGCAATAAATCTATATTTACCATTTCCAGCAGTTGCCGTAACCAAGTTAGTTGGAGAAATTCTATCGTCTACCCCAGCTGATGGATATGCCGTTGTGGCAATAGGGAATTTGAATATCGAAAAACTACCTGAACCACCTTGTATATTAATTGAACTATCCCCGTTGGCATCTTCAATCTCAACCGTTATAACTTCTGTTGTATTAGCTTCAATTGTTTCCGGCGGTGTTGTGATAATCTTATCATACGTTACCCCTGTGCTTAGCGATGTAGATTTAATAGTCAATATCTTATTATCATAGTCAAATTCAGCAACAGAACCAAATGATTGATTGACTAATATAGACGCATCAATCATATCTAATGAAGTACCGTTCTTAAATGTTATCTGACCATAACTGATATGTGGAACTGATAAACGTAAATAAGCTACATAGTCATAAACTTTATCAGGATTTTCGAGTACTGTATAAGCTGCTACTGTTGATTGATTAGTTACTGTAATTCCGGTATCTGGTATTGCTTTAACTACTATTGATTTTAATCCCCCACTGAAAGTAAAGAAATCAGATTGTCTTTGAATACCGTACTTTTCAACTGCATAGTACCAACTGCCCGTCCCCGTTGGTGGAATGTAAACCGTAACCGTACCGCTTGCACTTGCTGAATAGAACTTTTGTACAAATAAATTATCTTCAACATAAACAGAAGATCCTGCATCAAAACCGCTGATTTGTAAGGTTGTGGAAGTTCCTGTACTGTCTTGGTAGATACCTTGTATTTGAGCCGTTCCTGTTAATGTTATTGTACCTAAAGTTTGTAACTTAGTAATATTAGTAGAACTTGTAATTATTACTCCTGTATTAACTACAATATTCCAATTTTGAGTGTTTAAAGTTCCACCTGTGCAAGTCCACGTGTCGTTACTTGCATCATTGGCAAATTGACTAATCCAATATCTGTAATAGTTCCAAATATCTTGGTATGATTTATTAGAACTGATTGTAATAGTTCCACCCGTTGCGCCACTTGGCACTAAACTTATTCCCGTTATAGCACTTGCAGCAGTTTCTGTGATAGTTGTTGCAGTATCTAAATTAATCATACCTGCTGAAATATCAGTTATTGTACTCGAACCTAAAACCGCTGAAACGTTTAATGTTTTATAATTGTATGCCCTACCTTGATAAACCGCAGTTGAACTTGGAAATCTTAAACTTTGCTTAAAGGTTGTTTGCCAATACCATACGTTTAAAATGGGAGTAGATAAAGCTATTCCACTTGCATTTGTTGTGGTTTCATAAGATAAAGCATTTCTAAAATCCCACGTTTTTAAATTTCCTTGTGTTACAAATAAAACAGTAGGGCTGTTTGTTGGTGTTTCAGTTGCAGCAAATCTAACATCTTGAACAGGCAAACCAGCTGTATCTTTGGCATTAAACCTTAATTCTTGATATAATGGAACACAATGTTTGACCCAAAAAGTAGAACTTGGATGTTGTGTAACTACACGAAGTGCCGCCCCTGCCTTACAGTTATATAATTCAACCCATCCTGAACCAAAATTATCAAAGTCAAATTGACCATTGGGATTTTCAAGGTCAAAAGCTACAAATCTTGCATCAGCACCACCGAATTGAGAACCTACATATTGGTATAAGTATTCAGAACCTCTTGCTTTAATACTCGGTGCAAATGTTGGCATGACAAATAAGTCAAAGGCAATGTCAAACAGTTCAATCTGTGAAAAGATTGCGTTTGCCGTTTTGTTTCGGATTCGGGCTGACGTTGCGCCAAACTCGCGGGAGTTTCTCCAACGTGTTCCGTAAGTGCGAGGGGTTGTTCCACTGTTAAAGACAATAGAGCCGCCAACCTGCACTTCTCCACCAATAAAGGTAAATTGAGCATTGTTACTCGTCCTTAAACCGCCATCACTTTCTTCTGCACCTGCTGAACCTTGTCGCATAGCAATAAAGTGTGTACCATTCCATAAAGGCGTAACTCCGTCACTTGCATAAGCCCCACTTGTCCAGTTACCGCCATTCATTTCAACGTCAAAACAAGTGAATGTGTTTTGCTGTGGGTTGGTATTGGTTAGTGTTCCGTCAATCTGCATACGAACAGATGGCATATAATAATGATTGCCACCTGCAATAGTTCTTGTAATAGGTGCTAAAAAAGCGTTAAAAATTGCTGTTCCATCTGTTGTGTTTGCACCCTCTGTAGTCCCATAAGTTGGGGCTGTCGCTGCTGTTGTTCCTGCTGTAGCGCATCTATACCACAAACCATTAGCTGCTGGAGGTCTTACAATTGCACCTGCTGCATAGGCTGTACTTCTTGCTACTGTAGCTACTGCATTAATTGCTGTTGCAATACCACCATAAGATGTATCTGTTCCTGTTTGTCTTAGTCTTACAACTCCTGATACCACGTCAAATGCAAATGCCATATTATAATATTATGTATGTATGCGTTAAATAATCTACCCAATTAACCATGTTTGCCACCGCCCTTTCTGTTACAGTTCCGTTGGGTGCAACCGTTATCCGAGTAATTTTCCAAAACTCTTCGTCTTCGCCTATGCCCTTATTGGTTATTCCGCAATAACTTACAGGATGCGCATAACCATGATTGCGCTCTAAGTTGCATTTATCCAATATAAAGCCGCCCTCTGTAAAGCCGCCCTCTGTAATGTAACTTCTAACTCTTACTAATACGCTAAACTGCTTATCGGTGGGGTCTAATCCGGCTAAGTTGTTAATGCTCTCAATTACTTGAGCATCTAATGTAAAATCGGGCATTGGTAACCCATGGTCAGAATCT